TGATAATTTGGGTAAAGGTGCGGCAAAGCTAAGAAACCTGTATTCCTTGGTAAACAAGGATACAGGTTTCTTTTGTATAATGATTCCGATTGGGCTCGAACCAACGACCTCATGCCTGTCAAGGAAAACTACGCCTTTAAACCGCTTCTGTTATAGTGTGCTTAAACCCTGTACGTTATAGGCTTTCCAGATTCGATCATGATATTTTATGGTACGTTTATAGTGTTTTACATCAATTTTTACATCAATTTTACATCAAATAAGGTTATTTACAGCAATAGGCGTCCACATAAAAAGATAGCTTTTTATATGATGACTAGCAAAGCACCGTAAACGAACACTCCGATCACGCCCATTTTAGCTAACTTGGAACTAAACATGCTAACTAATGCATACACTCCTATTGAAACACCTATTAGTATCGGGAATGCGCTTATATAATCTGTCAGGATTGAAGCCATCCCCTCTTTTAGTTTATCTACGAATACCTCAGTGCCCCACTCTGCAGGACTTTTCATCAAACTACACCTTCCATCGCATCAACAAGTACGTCCAGTACCATAGGTGCAAGCATAACTAATACATACCCCAGGCCTGCCCGTTGCATTAATGAGAATCCTTTTTCGTTGTTGCCTATCATTACAAATAACGCCCCACCCAACACAACGACCACCGCCACAGGATAAGCCATTCCTTGTATAAGTTCTATTATAGGAGTAAATGCAGTCATCATTTTAACTTTTATTGATTCCTCCGCTGCGTGCGTTGTGATCGTAGACCATAATGGTGCTGTTGCTAGTGGTGCTAAGGACATTGTAGGCGGTTTTACCCCTTCTTTATGTTCATTCCGGACAAACGATTTAAAATCATACGTTTTTGTTTTCATATAAACCCTCCTAATAAAAGTCAGTCGGTAAAAGTATTTTATAATCCAGCCCATCCATCATTTCAGATAACATTGCCTTCCTGTAACTCGTATTCGTAACCCAAATTAATATCGGCATTCCTTTAAAAACACCCTTTTCAATTAATCGACGATACTTTTCAATTTTAATTTTATTTTTATTCATTTTTTGTGCGTTATCAACTTCAATTATATGGTGCTTGTGTTGGGGGTAAGCAATTGTGGTGTAATGTGCGTCTGCAATGACTCGGATTTTTTTATCGTTATCTGCATACTCCATTTGTATTTCGTTTTTCCAAGTGTGCGGTTTTCCTGAATGGATGAACAAATCATTTCGCAACAAGTAATGCCTGGCTGTTGTTATTTTTGTTCTTTCTTTGCTTGAATTAACATAATCCCTGCCTTCTTTATTAAGGTAATAGACATTTATTCCATTATCTTTAAAAACATTCACATATGGCTCTAATTGCTTTATAACACGATAGGCATTTCGGTTACTCTTCAAATCATGTAGTTCCTGAAATTGTTTAATAGTTAAATAGTCAAAGCGCTTTAAAAGTAAAAGAAGCTTCTCTTGCCTTTGGTTTAGCATTAGATTCCTCCTTTTTTGCCACAATATTTATATGCGGCTTAATGGTCTCGTTGACCTGCTTTTCTTCTATATAAGGAGTTTGCACAACATGGTTTTTAACTCTGCGAAAGATGGCCCTTCCTTCAATTTCTGGAAGTTTTTCCGCTCCCCCTTCATCCAGGACAGCCAGGCTTTGAGTGTTAGTCTCTAAACGAAAGCAAACCCTGGCACCAATATTGGCACGTACTTGAGATGGCAACGTCTCATTTGTGGGATACTGTGTGGCGTAGATTAATCGATATCCCACAGATCTTCCTCGTCTTGCTATGTCCACAACCAAATCACGGCTTGCATTATCTAAGTCTGCTGCTTCATCAATAAATATGAAATCACGTTCTTTTTGGCCCGCTCGCTTTACATCTTTTACCCCTTTTTCAAAGAGGTGATCCAGTTTGCTATTCATGTCATTTTGAATGTCTTCCAGTATCTGCTTCGCCCCTTCTGGATTCCGTGCAAAGTTAATGCATTGATTCATGTCTTTAAATGGACCTAATTCATTACCGCCTTTTAAATCGATCAAATGGAGCCTTACATGATTTGATTTCTGCTTTATTAATGTGGACACTAACAATTTGAGAAATTCTGATTTACCGAACCCAGTCGCTCCTGCCACGATCATGTGGGGACGTTTTTCAAAGTCGTGAGTAATCAAGTCTTTATGAGTATGACCTACTAGCACGGCCCAGCCACCCGGTAACAACTCTTCATTATATATATACATGCTATCAATCCCTTTCTCATAAACTCGAAACCTCAACATTCCGTCATACTCCATTTCGATTTGTTTATCCAATTTTATTCGATTATTAAAGATGTCCTTTAATTGCTTCCGAACATCCCCCTTCCAGTCGATTTTTTTAAAGTTAACTAGGCTGATATCTGTTTGACTTTTATTATTTAGTCCATCAATAAAAACTTGCTTATTTTCTTCAAATTGTTTGAATGATAAACCTAAAGGCATTTTATAAACATATTCTGCATAACCTTCTTTTTTACTTTTCCTGTAAATACGAATACTTTCATCTTTTGTTTTTAGTCCACACTCGTTAGCAATTTTAACGATCTTTTCATGATCATTAGAGTTTTTATTCTGGAATAAATAAGTTGATCCAGCTATTCCAAACATGCTTGCTGTTGACAGAATTTCAAATAACAAAACCACACCGCCTTTCTTGGTATCTTGATAAAGATAGTCCCTGCCCGATTGAACACTTTAGATAATTGGCACATGCGTTGGTGCCATGCAATTTCAAGCATACAATCACGTATTCAATCCTAAATACAGTCGTTGTATTTGACTTTGTATAGTAGATTCTATGGGGGTATAGCTTGTGTTATGACACATCAGTTCATTTATTTATGAAATATTATTTAACAGGAAAATGAAACATCTCTGTGGAATAGTTATATAGGTGATCAAATGATATTAAAAAGTAGAATTAATTACTGGAAAGAAAAAAGAGGAAGAACAACTAAATGGATATCTCAAGAGTTAGGGGTCAGTCCAGAGATTGTTTCAAGATGGGCAAATAATAAAAATTACCCTTCCATACATACAATATTTCAACTTGCCGAGATATTAGAGTGTAGGGTGGACGATCTATATGAAAGGTTTGATTAAGTTATAAAGGATAGGACATACTGATGGTGCCTATCCTTTTTTAGGGTGTCTGATAAGTCTTGATTGCCCTTTTTTAGGGACTCGGATATCTCGGGAAACCCTTATATAAAGGTAAAATGTCAACTTTTTCGCCAATTGTAGCAATCTATATACAAGGTTTTAATGCTCTCAATTGCCAACATTGTAGCATGTTATTTGTAGTAATAGATGTATTCCTCAACCGTTTCGCATGTTTCATCCACGCTCTGCCATTCTCTTATTAACCGCCACTGTTCCTTAGCTGCACGCCTTCTAACAGTCTGATAGGGGATACTAAATCGCTTGGCGACATCTCGCATTGAAACTCCACTCAGCCAGCCGGCATTAATGTAATAACTCTTTGCTTTGCCCCATTCATACATAAAATCACTCCTAAATGTGAGTATATATGCTTTTATTCTAGTATTTTCCTAGTTTTGTTGCTTATAAATGTTAGCTTTTATTAAATTTGTAGCATTCACCCTTTATACTTACAGGGGGCTTTATGGTCGCCCCCTACCTTACTTTAATACCTTCGGGTAAACTTATTCACTGGCTGATAGCGGTATCCCCGTTTAAGCCTTCCACAAATATTAAAACCTCCTTAGCGTTGCATCTACGGCGTTTTGTTCATTCACGTAAGCTCTTATCCATTCGCTATCGCCTTCTACATAAACATTGATAGGTTGCTTGCTAACATTCACTTCACTAGTCAAATGATTATCCATTTTTCTGCTAGCTTGCTTGTTAATGCTATTTACCTGCCCGGCAATGTCTAGCGGTTGCATGGACAAGTCAGGCATTCGACTGTGTATTCTATCTGTCAATCCCTGCATTGATCGTACAGCCGTCCGTTTCCCTTTATCTATTGTTTGCGCTATAGACTCAGCGATCTGAATGTCCATGATATCCCTGAGCGCACCTTCTTTTGCTGGACTAAACGGCAGGAAGTCGCGGATCTTCTCTGTCACATTTCCGATCGCATCCTTAACCTTTCCGATAGCGCCCTTTATCCCATCTGCGATACTTCCTGCAATGTTTTTACCGGCATTCAGGAACTTACCAAACATACCCTTGATGGTGTTTAAAGCCCCTGTTATTCCGTTTTTGACTGCGCTTTTCACCCGGTTAAATGCACTGGATACAACACCACGTAAGGAGTTAAAGATATTTCTTACGGTGTTTTTGATTTGGTTAAGAATATTCCTTATCACGTTCATGATCGCGTTCCAGATACTTGAAATTACTGAACGTATACTCGATAAAACAGATTGTATTGTGCTTCTAATTGAATTCCAAATACTGGAAACTAAACTCCTGACACTGTTTAGAACACCTCGTATCACGTTCATGATCGCATTCCAGATGCTTGAAACAGTTGATCGTATGCTCGATAAAACAGATTGTATTGTGCTTCTGATTGAATTCCATATACTAGATATGAAACTCCTGACACTGTTCATAATACTGCTGACTTTATTTTTCACTGCATTAAATGCATTTGATACCGTGGAACGCACTGCAGATGTGGCACTTCGGAATAAGCCTGTTATACTGCTCCACATACTGGAAACTATGGAGCGGAGACCGTTAAACAATGCCTTCCCTGCTTTTAAGATCTTCCCGACAAACCACAACTGGATTAAATTCCACACAAGTTTAACCGCACCAGACACAATTTGTTTAACCGCATCCCACAACGCAGACCAGTTTCCGGTAAATAGTGCAGAGAAAGCTTGTATAATACCCGTAATGACACTGATCGCTCCCTGTATCGCTCCTTTAATAGCATTCCATGTGGAAATGACTAAAGCCTCAACAACAGGCCACACTGCTTTCATAACGGTTCCTATCACGGTCATAGTCGTACTGATTACCGTTTTAATCACGTTCCATACATTCTGAGCCGCTTGCAAAATCATTTGTCCGTGCTGTTCCCAAAAAGCGGTCAGTTCCGTCCACATCTGCATAACAAAGGAAACAACTTCTGTGACAACTGTACTGATTACCGTTTTAACTGTTGTCCAGACACTCTGCACGATTGCACGGAACTGCTCATTTGTCTGATATAGCGTGGTAAAAAGCGGTATAAGCATTGACGTAATTAATATAATAATTCCTGTAATTGGATTGACTAGCATAGCAAAGACTCTTGACAGCACTGATATACCCGTTCTCAGCAATGTGGATCGTGCTATTAATGGCGCAAAACGCTGGCTAAGTGTTCCAAGATGTGTTGCCACCATTCCCACAAAGGAGATCATTATGCCAAAAGTGACAAGTAATGGACCTATAGCCGCAGCCACAGCCGCAAAGGCTACAGCAACAGTTTTCGCAGCCGGCGATAGGTTATTTAGCCGCTGCACAAAAATCAATACATGGTCTGCTATCGTTTGAAGTGCAGGAAGTAGGATCTCATAAATGGATATGGCTAAACCTTCCAGGTTGGATTTAATTTCCCGCAAGGATCCCATCAGGTTACCATCCATTATCTCAGCCATTTTGGCTGCCGCCCCCTGAGAGTTTTCTAATGCAAGACTAAAATCTCCTAGATTATCACTTCCAGCATCAATCAATTTAGACCAACCAGATACAGCTTCTGCCCCGAATATGGTTTCAAGTGCAGCCAGTCTTTGCTGTTCTGTCATACCTTCAAGTCCGCCCTCAAGCTGCTCTAATATTTCGGGCATCGTCTTCATTTCTCCGTTGGAATTAAAAACTTCAATGCCTAACTCTTCCATTTTGTCAGCAGCAGGGCCTGCCTCTGCAGACATATTCAAAAGCCCACGCTTAAGCATATTCCCTGCTTGTCCGCCTTGAATGCCGGCATCCCCTAAAATACCAATGGCTGCAGCTGTATCCTCGACCGAAAGACCAACGCCACTTGCGATAGGCCCGACATACTTAAACGCTTCACCCAATCCTTGCACGTCTGTATTAGCATCTGCTGAAGCTTGTGCAAGAACGTCTGCGATCCTGCCAGTTTCTGAAGCTTCCATCCCGAAACCTGAAAGGATGTTAGAGGTAATGTCTGCAGCATCACCTAGACCTACAGCGCCTGCAGCGGCCAGATCCAGCACATTCGGAATAGCGTCCATTGTTTCTGACGTATCGAAACCTGCACGAGAAAGCATCTCCATGCCGTCTGCCGCTTCAGAAGCACTGAAACGGGTGTTTGACCCTAAGTCCTTGGCCTGTTCTCTCATTTTATCCATTTCCGCTCCGGTCGCTTGAGTAACCGCTTGAACTGTGGACATTTTATCGTCAAAAGTAGCGCCAGTTGCAATAACAGCCGCCCCCATGCCAGCAAGAGGCAAGGTGATTGCTTTAGTCATTGTACTTCCGACACTTTTCATTTGACTGCCAACGTCTTTAAATTTTTGCACACTTGCTGCAGCATCTTTAAAGTTTTTCGTAAACGCTGTAGCGCCTGTGGCTTTTAACGTAGCTTCTACACTATAACTCATGTTCTCCCTCCTTTTATTGATAAAAAAGAGGATACAAACAAGATCATGTCTTGTCTGTATCCTCAATTATTTTGATAGATACTAAGCTTATTTTTTTGTATACTTCACTTCATAGTGCGCCGGCTTACCGTCCATCCATTTAATGGTAACTTCACCAAAACCGCTTGCCGGTTCATCCAGCTTTTCCAGTTTGCCGTCTTTCACACGGTAAACAGCATCTTCCGTTAAACTGATCTTGTCCATTGAACACCCCCTCTAAAGAATTATCCTACTGAGAATAAAAGCAAAGACAGAAGCGATAGAAATTGAAGTCAACTGCAAACTTGTCTGCCTATTCTTTTCCCCAATGGTTCCGATGAAACCTATCACCATCATCACTAGTAAAATGATTTCAAAAGTTAGTACCATGTTATCACCTCGTGTTCTTACCTTTTATGACTTTAAGCTTTTCTGCAAACAGCTTCCTGTTGTTCTCAGCTATGCCTGGCCTGTCCGGATCCGCGCAATACATCAGGAAAAGTAATATCATGTCATTACTCCACAAAGTGAATTCCTCCGGATGCCGTTCTATAAGTTTGAGTACGCCTTTATATGCCGGGGATTGTTTCATCTTCTGTTTTAGGGCTCCCACGTCACCTTGGGCTATCCCTGCACTAAAAGCTTCACGGCCTTTCATATCATCACCCCCCATAGAGTAGCCAGTAATACTTAACTTTTCTTAACAATCCGGCTCTTTTCAGCAATTTGGCGCACGTTCTCTTGAAACTGCCTATGTTGGTAAGCTGGATCCTTTTCCGACTCTTGCTGTCTTTTCTTTTGATCAGAAACAACCTGCTCTTTAACTTCTTTTACCACATCATTTTTAACTTGTTGAAACTCTGCATCATTCATAAATGACTTATTGTCCATTTAATTAGCCCCCTTTTGTAATTCCTGTATTTCGATAGGTTGTATATCAGTATCTACTGTCTTAACGTGTCCTCTCACCCCGTGCAGTGCATCATCTAACGTTAGGTGAAGTCTTGAATTAATCCGATTCAGTTCATTTTTACTAAGGTTATTATCCTCAGCAACTTCGGCATATCTGACAATCTCGGAATTATATTCTTGATTAATTTGCACGATTTCATCAGACAACTTTTTCACTTGTTTAGCATAATCTGACTTTGCCTGCTGGATCTGTGTATTTACTTTGTCAGCTTTACTTTGGTATGCGTTCACTACATCGGAACGATAACCTTCCATCACTTTTAATGCGTTGTCTTTTAAATGTTCCTCCGTAACCGTCTCTAGCGTTTGCAATTTGTGTTTATCAGCCCTGATTTTATTTTCCAATGCTTCAATCTCATGGAACAGATCATCAATATTGTTTTTATCCTCGGCAACGGACTTTTTATATTCTTGCCTCGATCTAGTGAGAGTGTCCCTATTCTGTTTAATAGATTGCTTCAAATCGTCTACCCTAGCCTTTTTCTGTTCGGCTTCCTGTAAATATTCATTCAATGCTTTTGTCATTTTAATTACCCCCATCCTTTTTCGTATTTTAATTTGTTGCTTAACTCTTCATAAAATTCCTGTTGTATTACTGCTTTTTCTGGTGAGGTTTCATTGATTCTACTTTTAACTTCATCAAGGAAATATACTTTATACTTGTCCATAAACTCCTTGCCAGGAATGCTATTGCGAATTGTCTTAAGTGCTTTACTCTGTAAATAACTTACATGAGATGTCGAACAATCCAACATAGGAGCGATATCTTTTGAAAGTTTGGGCTTTCCGCCCGACAGATAGCGTGAAATTAATAACTGTTTTGATCTTTCATCAGACTTAAACACTTTATGTATTAATTGTGATAAGTCTTTTTTTAATATTTCTCTGTCCAGTCTATCCTCAACATCTTCAAACTGGCTTAGCGCTTCATCATCCTCAATGGAATCCCTTAATAGCTCGTTGGAGTTATTTAATACGGGTTCATCTAATCGCTTAAATTGAATACCTTCACTGTTAAAATCGCTTTTCGCTAATCTGGGGATGTTACGGTGAACAACCTTATAGATTCTGAACTTTATTAATGAACTAGCGTAGGATGAGAATGACGATTCCCCGTACCTGTATTTCTTAGCTGCTTCTATAAGTGCTATCCATGATTCCTGTTCAAGGTCATCAAAAGACTGTGATCCTTTTAATCCAAAGTGATATCGTTTATCTGCAAGAAACTTTACCATCCCCACATTGTTGTGAACTATTGCTTCCAATGCTTGATCGTTTCCGTTTTGATATTCTTGAACAAGTTCTTCTGTTTGCACCCAACCCACCTCCTACTCATGAATCCCCTGATGATTACCACCTCCGTTCTAAAATTTTTAATGCGCTCACTTATTCTTTTTCCATGCTTCAGCTATTCGGTTAACCATCCTGGCATGTAGATACGCTTCTTTCTCGGGCTCGGAATAGCGATCATATCGAACAAGATAGCCATGTCTGTCCTCGCTCGCTCTATCAGATTGCGGATAATATTCTATATCCTGGGCTTCCACTTCAACTCGCTGCACTTCACACAGTTCTAAGAATGAGTTAAGTCTTTCGGTAGCTTCTTCTATTGACTTCCCCGTTATCATTTCTACTCGCTTGGAATGAATATCCATTTTAAACATCTCCTTTTTTGTTGGGGGTTACTTTTCCTTTTACACAAAGTAACCCGGTCAAAGACTACAGCCACAAGAGGTTGGCGCGATGGGTTACTAAAGGTTATCCTAAAAGTAAATAGCCTGTACTGTATATATGCTTATATATTTTTTTATTCATGTTTATTGATAATAGAATTATATAACCCTTAGTAACCTTTTCCTTAACCCCTTGATGTATAAGGCTTTGAGGGGGTTACTTAGTAGGTTACTTTATGAAATAGGGTTATCCCACTAAGTAACCCCTGCCATTACTTGCCTAGAAAATCTTTATGTGTTTCATAGTTTTCATCTAAAGCAATACCATAGAAAAACATTTTGTTTTTTGCCCCTCTGCGTCTCTCAAAGCCCCGGCTTTCTAAAAGTCTGTAAAAGTTCCTATTACTTAATTCTATTTCTCCCACTGAATGGCAGTATGATGTATACCCTCTGTGGAGGTTTATTGCCTCCTCCCTTGCCTTTACGTCAATGATGCAACGTTCATCAAGGAAAGGTTTTATTAAATCCATATCTTCCCTGTATGACTTTGTAGCTTGGTCGATTGAAGCAGGAGGGGCTAACCCTTCTACCTTCCACAACCTAAACCCTTCAAGCGCCCAGTTTAATATTCCCGGAGATTCTTTTGCTAGTTTGTCAGATAGGTTTATATCTCGCTTACTTCCTTCAAAGCGTGCGTTAAATGGAATTAATCGGATCCTGCGCCATATACCATCATCAGTACCTCGAATAATAGGTTTATGGTTTGTACTAAAAAATATTTTAAACTCCGGCCTAAACTCAAAGTATTCTTTTCTAAGGAAGCGGGCTGCTATTTCATCCCCGCCAGTTAACTGCTTTACTAAAGACTCTGCTAACTGCTGGCCTTGTTCACTCTCTACGGCTGAAACAAATCTAGCCTTGTCAAGCCTGGCAATATCATTATTAATGCCTGATTCATTATGTTTTTGGATAAAGGTGTTAGCATTTGTTTGCCTAGCATAATCCCCCAGGATATCTTTAACAGCTTCCAGGAATTTACTTTTCCCATTTCCCCCGGATCCGGTAAGGAAGAATATAACTTCCTCTGATATGCTACCTGATAAGGAATAGCCAATAGCCTTTTGCATGAAGCGGATCACATCATAATCCGTCTTGCCGTCTTCTGTAATAAATATTTCTTGTAGAAACTTCTCCCACCTTGGGGCGGATGCATCAGCTTCATACTTCACTGGTGCTAATTTTGTCATTAGATGATCTGGATTATGTTTTAATAGTTTGCCAGTTTCCAGATCAATTACACCGTTCTTCACGTTAAGCAGATAAGGGTTTATATCAAGTTCGTCATTCTGAACATTTACGTGAGGTTTAACATCGGCTATGCTGTTTAATCGTATGTTACGGCTTTCACACCGCTTCGCCCATTTGAGAATGTCATTTTTCAAATCTTTATCAGAAGCATTGCGGGCTTCTAAAAACAATCCTCTAAGCGTTTTAGCTGCAATAACTTCTATTTGGTTGCCACTATCCTCTGCCCACCTTGCACCATCCCACAACAGCCAACCACGTTCCGGGCTATGCTTTATTTCATCTTTGTGGAAATGAATAATCCTTTCAGCATTCCCCAACTCGGTTAAAGGGAACAGCCCAGGCGCTAAGGTACTGTGATTTTCATAAGGTTCAAATATCTGTGTTTGTGGTATACTATCTTTAAAGTCATCTAAAGCAGTTGAAGTCTGCGTTACCTTATATCTGTTTTTGGTATCTCGGATTGCTCTGTTAATAGTATCTTGTCTGTAAACGTCACGATTCCATTTATCTCTCATCAGACCGCTGTTTCTATACATGCGGTCTATTTGTTCTGCATCCTGCGTATAGAAAGCTAGTATATTGCAAAATGCCTGATCTGCTTCACTCTGGCTGGGATAGCTACTAAAATCACCAGTGTAAAGCTTTTTAAATCTTTCACCGTTACCAGCTTTTAAAGCAATGTTCATAATCTCGTCATCACCCATAGAAGGACTTACAGGCTTGTCCTGCTGTTCTAATTCCGTTGCGCTGCCTTTACTACTAAATAGCTGATCGTACAGCCCATTTAACTCCTGCTGTCTTTCCTTGATGCCTAAAGGTGTATCTGCTAAATGATCTCCTGTAACTACAAAGAAACGTTTCTGATCGTACATTTCAAAACCTTTAATACGGTTACGCTCCCCAGGCTTTTCACCCTTAACAATGATATGGATCCCTTCACCGCTTTGACTTCGTTCGGTATAGCTGTTTAACGCCTCAATTGTGGAAGATGCTTCGCTTGTTAACTCCCCATCTATAAAACAATCATCCAGATCTATTCCGGTAAACGGATCACTTGCATGGAATACATAACCAATACCGTCATAACCGCCTTGATTTAAAACTTGAATTACTTCGTTAAGACTTGCCCAATGCTTCGGATTGGTAGCGGATGCTCTACTGCCTTTAATGGTGTAGGGAATCTTACCTTTATTTGTATCAAGCTTCCACAATACCCATTGCAGTCGCTGTTTTAATTCCTTTGGTATATTCTCTATATTCAAACTCTCAACCCCTTTGAGCCTTCACTTATTGCATGACTTGTGATATAATGTTTCAAAAGTATTTATTCAAAGATGCCCATTAGACCTGCCAGTCTTATAATGGGTATTTTTTATTGCCTTTTTTAAGTGAACCCCCCATCTATGCATTCATCAAAGCCCACATTAGAAACAACTGACTGGCGATAAAAGCTGTTATATAAAAAGCATTTGTTAATTTATTCTCCAACTGCATCAACCTCTTTACATGCCTGTTCAAAAATCGGCTTTAACAACTCGCTTGCCTTTTCCTCTGCTACCTCAATATTTTTTAAATTTTGACCTAACAGCACATCAAGCGCTCTTAACTTTTTTTGCAATTCCCCTCGTTTAACAGAGATTGCGGCCGCTTCAGGGTCCATTACCATGTCATCAACCAATTCTGTTAGAATACTCCACGCTCCCTGTGCAGTTTCAGTTTCTACTGAGATATTAGTTAACTCACTATCCAAATCAAAAGACTTACTTCTTATATTTTCCATTTCTGAACATCTCCTTTGTTAATATAAAACTGTTTCTAGCTTAGTTAGCTTTTCACCGTAGCAATGTAACTCTAATACGTTTATAGCCTCCACATAGGTTGCTATTGTATTTTTAAATGAAAACCCTTCATGGTAACTGTCCAACTCTGCTGATAGCCTCTCCTTTAATTCCTGAATAGCTTGTTCCAATTGAAATACCCCCCTCTTATGCTTGGTTTGCCTGTTTATTAATATCTGATTGATCTCCAGCTAACCAAGACTCAATGGTTTGCTTGTGGAAGAGAATCCTATTTCTTACTCGCACATGCGGAATCTCGTTACCTCTAGCCATTGTGTAGATTGTTGCAGTTGATACCCCAATCATTGAAGCAGTTTCCTTGACTGTTAAAGTAATTTTTTCCATTCGTAAAACCTCCTAATTTCAGTTGTATAATTCAGCAACGGTTAAACTTTTATCGTTGCTACTGTTAACAGAGTATCATATATTGTCGAACGTTGCAACGGTTTATAAATAAATATTTACACTAGTAACGTTTATAGTGTATTATGATAGTAGAAATGGGAGGGGAATCGAATGAAAACTATAAAATTTAAGGATTACCTTAAAGAAAAAAGGGAAGAAAAAGGCGAAAGCATTACCGGATTGTCGAAATTATCGGGAATTTCTCGCCCATATCTATCCCAGTTAGAATCGGGTAACAGAAAGCCTTCCCCGGAACTTATAAACAAACTGGCGGAACCATTAGGAGTGGATCTTTCCACACTATTGCACATTGCTGGATATGAAGATTTAGCCCAGGGGGAGAAGCTTAGGGAAGCTGTTGCAGACTTTGCAGACGAAAACTATATACATGATCTTTTAGAACAGGCAGATGCATTAAAACACACATTAGATATAAAAGATATTATGGAAAAAGACTTTGAAGGGGTAAGACTAGATAAGGTTTCCCCCTTATACAATGGTCATGAATTAACCGAAACAGATAGGCGGCGTATTCTGGACATGCTAAAAACACTATTTCCTGAATACGAAAAGGAGTAAATAGTTATGTATGAAGAAAAACGTCCACAAAGACCCTCTATTTCAGATCAAACACAAAAGGAAATGGCAGCGTTCTTTTTAAAAACTAGCGTACCTCGCATAATAGAAAAGCGTAAAAAGGCAGAAAGTGAAAGGAGATGTAATGATGTTAATGAAGGGCATTCAACAAAGAGGGGATAATTCCTATTTCTTTACCGTCAGCCTTGGTCTTGGAGCGGATAAGAAATATAAACGGAAAACCAAGACATTTAAAGTTGAGCAGAAACTTTCCCCAAAAAAGACGATTGAACATGTAAACCATGAATATATGAAGTTTAAAAATGAAGTCCAGGCAGGTAGCTATATCAAACCAGAAAAGATGGACTTTTCCTCTTTTGTGGAAGAATGGAAGAATAAGTTTGTACTAAAAGAATTAGCAGAAACAACAATAGCAGGCCATCTTTCCATGATGAACAACCACATAAAGCCTGTGATCGGTCATATGCGTATGGATCAGATTAATACAATGGTGCTAGTGGACTTGCTGGACAATATCACAAGGAAAGACGGTCATGAGGGTGCAGTTTCAAATTCCACAAGGGAGAGCGTATATAAAACCTTGAAAAGTGTATTTAAGTATGCTACACGTTGGCAGATTATAAAGCATGACCCAACGGAGGGTGTAAGCAAGCCTAAGCCCTCAACTCCGAAAGAGAATGGAGTAAACGTTTATGATGAGAAGGAAGTGGCTACATTGCTTGAAAAAGCCCAGGACGAACCTTTTCATTGGAGGATATTTATAACGCTTGCTTTGACAGCAGGATTAAGAAGAGGGGAAAACCTGGGGCTTGAATGGTCTTTAATCGACTTAGAAAAAGGAGTTTTAGATATAAAGCAAACTATCACTAAAGGCAGAAGCGGATCCGTTATCACACCCCCTAAATCTAACTCTAAGCGCTTGATCTCTTTACCCGCTTCAGTAGTAGAAGAATTAAAACGCTATAAGCTTCACTGGAAGAAAGAAAAATTAAAGCTGGCCGATCAATGGGAAGAACAGGAAAGAGAATGGATCTTTTGCAATACAAACGGTAAACACTTCTACCCTACCACTCCCACAACATGGTGGGGACGCTTCACAAAAAGGGCAGGAGTAAGGCATATAAGGTTGCATGATCTACGGCATACATCCGCTACCCTATTAATCGCCCAAGGTGTACATGCTAAAATCATTTCTGAAAGGCTTGGCCACTCTGATATTAAAATTACTATGAACACATACGGTCATGCTTTACGTTCTGCAGATGAAGCGGCAGCGGAAACATTTGAGAATATACTTTATAAACAACCTAAATCAACATAAAAAAGCAGTGAAGGAATAAAACCCCTCGCTGCTTTCTTTTTGTACTTTTATTATGTTATGTGGAAGTTTATAACCGCTTATGATTATTTTTTACATCAGTTTTACATCAACTACCCTGTACTATTCAAAAACTCATTAAACTGTATCAATTAAAAAAAGCGCCTAACCCTTTACTGATAAGGTTTAAGCGCTTTTCTGTACTAATGATTCCGATTGGGCTCGAACCAACGACCTCATGCCTGTCAAGCATGCGCTCTCCCAGCTGAGCTACGGAATCGTATGTAATTAAC